ATACATTGAATGTTAAGGATGCAGATGGTGCTGATTATCTTGGTGGCGAGTGGAACTACTCGACATATGTTATGCCTCAGCATGAAGTAGACCCTGTTACGGGACTACCACTCGCTGCAGAGGAATACGATGCATGTTTAATTGGCGATGATAACATATCTCGCCGATCGTTAGTAAAGGCATATCAGGAAAGCAGAGCCACTGTTTCTCCTGATCAACCGAACTCTCCGGTTGCATTGCCTACATCATTCTTTAGTCTATTGACAGACTCTGGAAGCCAGGAGCCTGAACTAGCTACTGTAATCCAGAATGAGAATGAAAATCCTCCTTATTCATTGGATGAGTACCCACAAGGCGCTACCAATGCACCTACTGCAGTTTCTGTAGGATATGGTGCTATTTCATCGGCAGAAGTTGATGGCCGAATTGGTGGCTTTGTTGCACCTTGTGGTTTGTTGGAGATTCAAGTTGCAGGTTATGCATACAATGGATCACAGATTGCAGCAGCAGATTTGCCTGCGATCGATATGTTACTTCACGTTGCCCCTGGTATGTACAAGGGCGTTGCAGCAATTGACATGGGGCAGTGAAAATATGAATTCAGAAATTGAATCCGCAATTGCTGTATCAAAGTGGACCGCTTTCGTTGATCACGTTAAAAATAACAGGATTGAATATCTCCTGGTTATGGGAATTGCACACTTGTTGGGATTATCTACCAAAGTTTACTCTCAAGTTTCTGGAGTGTGTCTTTGATGGTTCGTAAGTATAATTACGGAAAGAGTTTCAAAAAGAACGGTAAGTTAGTACGTTACCGTTATACAAATGGTAGGAAATCTACCAAGAAACTAGTTCCTGTTCGAAGAAGGAAGTGATCCTTTTGGGTTCAGTTCGTAATAAAGATAGAAATCCATATTATGATGCTATCTTATTTTGGGGTGGTGCACTTAATCCATTTGCTATGGATTTGTCAACCACTAGAGGTAGAGCTCAGGCTGGGGCAGGACTCACCGTTGGTGTTGCTGTTCCATGGATTGCTCATGCAGCGTTTTCGGGTGGTGGTGCTACTCACCATGTTGCCCGTAGTATTGCCAGACCAAGTATAATACGTGGGGCGGCTCTTACAGCATCGAATTATCGTGCTATTGCCTCTGGAGGCGCTCGAACAATGGGATTTATTGCTAGAAATGCATTACCTTCAATTTCTGCTGCTGCAGTCGGCTATGCTATTGTTGGCGCTGGCGACTCTTTCCTTAGATATTTGACTGGTGGTATGGCAGGCATATTACCTGACGCTAATTTTATGAATTGGCATGGTTGATTATATACCTCTTGCGTTTCCCCTAGTATATGGAATGCAAAGAGTGTGGAACCAATATTGATAGAGAAGCTCATGACAACTACATTTGTTTTGATTGTTGGTGTCGTCTCGATCTCATTGTTCATGATGAGCTTCAAAAAAAAAACTCCGAGGAGGAGTAGGTTATGCATTCCTACCTTCCTACTCCTTCTCACCTCGGAGAGTTTGTAGACACTGCTGGCCATTTGACTGCGGGTGTTTTTAATGTCCACTACTTGTTCTAAGTGTGGTAAAGAAGTTGACACTTTAGCGAAGCGACGACACAGGTGTGTGAAAGTGAAAGTGAATTCGGTTATACCTGGTAATCAATTCGTCTTCGATTGTGTTGGTAGATCTAGAAAACCGTTCAATCGTCTGGGAGAGTGACTATTATGCACTATCTCCAGAAAGCGCCGCCCGGAAAAAGGCACGGAGCGAGTTCACGAGTGAGTAGGCAGAAGCGTATGCTTCTACTTTTTCAGGCGCATAGATGCACTTACCCGTAAGTGTTTAATATCGACGGCCCCCGGTGGCGATAGCAGGGCAATGATGAGAAGAGTGCATCCCTGGGTGCCGTCCTCAGTATTGCGGGAGTGGGGTAGAACTCGCGAAGCAGTGTTCGGGTGACTATCCCAAAACCTATACACCTCCCCCATCTCGGGGAGTGTATGGCAAAAAAGCGTTCTAATAGAAAAGGCATAAAGATGCAACCTGCAGTGACTGACTTATCATTTGTTACCAAAACTGGTGCAAATGCCTCTGATCGGTATTATATTGATACCATGTCAGAATTATCTAAGGTGAATAGAAGACTCTATTCGCAAGCAAAAATGGTAGCTTACCAGGGGCTCACATTTATTTGGAGACCAGGGGCTACTGCAACTCCGCCAGCATTGACTGATCTAGCTACTATTGAAGTGACGATCAGAACAGCTGGAAATACATGGGTTCTTCAGAATGCTCACACAAAGGGACATTCTTTGTGGCATGAGATGCAAAAACTTGTTCTTGCTGATAACCCATCAGTTCAAACAAAGTGGCATGATTTCAAGGTCACTTTTTCAACTAATCAAACTGGAACCGCTGCAGCCGGTAATACATTGAATGTTAAGGATGCAGATGGTGCTGATTATCTTGGTGGCGAGTGGAACTACTCGACATATGTTATGCCTCAGCATGAAGTAGACCCTGTTACGGGACTACCACTCGCTGCAGA